GTAATTTGTTTATTGCTCCACCAGGATACAAATTAGTTGTTGCAGATTACTCTCAGATTGAACCCCGTATTATTGCAGCATTTTCTCAAGACCCAGTTATGGTAGATAACTATTTAACTGGCGGAGATATCTATACAACCATCGGTAATGTTATGGGAGTTGACCGTAAAGCAGGTAAAGTTTTAGTACTAGCAATTGCTTATGGTGTTGGTCCAGATAAAATTGCTCAACAAGTAGGCTGTTCTGTAGACGAAGCAAAGAAATTACTTAATGATTTTCAAGATAAATTTAATGATATTTCAAAGTACAAAGCAAAAGTAATCAGGCTGTCATCACAACGCAGCCCTGTTCCATATGTAGAAACTTTATTTGGAAGACGTAGATACATTCCAGACCTTAAGAGTGCCGACAGAGGCCTAAAAAGTCGGGCCGATAGACAAGCTTTTAATACTGTTATTCAAGGTTCTGCTGCAGATTTAATGAAATTAGCAATTGTAAGGGCACATTCGTGTTTTCTTGATGAACCAGATGTGAATGTCGTGTTGACTGTACACGATGAACTCGTTACTGTTGCTCGTGAAGATTTAGCACAAGAAACAGCGGAGGCAATTAGAGAGTCTATGGAAGGTATTAAGTTGCCAGAGATAAACATTCCTTTAATTGCTGATGTAAAAATAGTAGATAAGTGGGGAGAAGCAAAGTGAGTAATGCAGATTGGTGGGCTAAACAATTAGGCACACAACCACAGACACCAGTACAACGTCCTGCAAACAATCCGATGCCACCTTCGCAACAACCGATGGCACCAATGCCACAGCCCGCATACACACAACCAATTTCTAAAGCACAAAGTGCAAGTCAAACTCAGTCATGTCCTGAGTGTGGTGGAAATAATTACATGGCAGTACAAAATGCTGCACCACGTTGTTATGACTGTGGGTATCCACTTACGCAAGCGGGAAGTCGTTACGGAGCATTGACTGGCGCTCAAGTTGAAGGCAATGCAAAGCAAGCGCATGGAAATGACATTCAAAGTAATTGGAATCCACAAGGAATTATTGGGAGAATAAATTGATAAATGATGAAGCCCGTAAAATTGTCTCTCAACTTAACAAAAAGTTTGGCACCAATGTTGTGGTTCTGGCGTCTGATATTAGGAGTGACATTATTCCTCGTATTACTAGCGGTTCTACCACTCTTGATTTTGTTTTGGGTGGTGGATTCCCTGGTAACCAATGGAACGAGCTTATTGGTGAGCCATCGCACGGCAAGACAGCTCTCGCTCTTAAAACTATTGCAGCGAACCAAGCGTTAAATCCCGACTACACAACAGTGTGGGTTGCTGCAGAGCAGTGGGTTCCAGAGTATGCAGAAATGTGCGGCGTTGATACAGAGCGTGTCATAGTTATTGAAACATCTATTATGGAAGAGGCATATCAAGCCGTTATTCAATTTGCAGAATCTAAAGCAGTTGATGCAATTGTTATTGATTCACTTCCAGCCTTATCTCCAATGCCAGAAATGGAGAAAGACATGAGCGAAGCCACCGTTGGTCGTGGAGCATTGCTCACAAATAAATTCTTTCGTGTTGTCGGGACAGCAATGAAGCGGTCATTGATTGAGGATGAGCGTCCTGTATTGGGCCTCATCATCAATCAGTACCGAATGAAGATTGGAGTAATGCATGGTGACCCACGCACTACTCCAGGAGGAGAAGGTAAGAACTATGCATTTTTTACACGGTGTGAAGTACGCCGTAAGGAATGGATAGAGATTGGTTCGGGAACAAATAAAGTAAGAGTGGGACAACAAATAGTTGTTCGCACATTAAAAAACAAAACCGCACCACCACAACGTGTTGCATATTTTGATTTCTACTTTGCGGAAGGTGGAGCCTGTGCTCCAGGAGAGTTTGATTTTGCAAAAGAAATTGCATCTCTTGGAGTAATTATGGGAGTCATTGAACGCAAAGGTGGTTGGTTCTATTACGGTGAGCGTAAGTGGCAGGGTATTGATTCTGTTATTGAAAGTATCCGTGCAGAAATTGACCTGAAAGAAGAAATACAAAAAGCAGTGATGTCATCGGATGCTGCACCATTGGCAATTGATGAAGACTGAAGGACAAAAGCAATCTCAGAAGCACGAAAAACGAATCGCTAAGAAAATTGGCGGTAAGACAATGGCTGCATCTGGAGCGTTTTGGTCTCATAAAGGAGATGTTCGGTCAAGCGACCTCTTGATTGAACACAAATTTACAGGAAAGAAATCTTTCTCTGTAAAGGCGGAGGTATTGAAGAAGATAACAAGAGAGGCAATCCTTGATGGACGTATGCCCGTACTGGGTGTCCATCTGGACGGGGAGAATTACGTGATTCTCCTTGAAGACGATTTCTTAGAAATGAGGGACCGACTAAAGGATGCCTAACACATGTATGAAGAAGAAATACCGTGGTGGTCTAAAGCACGTTGCTTTGGAGCAGCACCTAAGAATCAGAATGAAGAGGATATCTTTTATCCTCCTAGAGATAAGGACAGATATAAATTAATTGCTGAAAAAGCCAAGGTGTATTGTCTTGGTGAGAATGGTAAAAATCCATGCCCAGTATTAAAAGATTGTTTGTGGGATGCAGTCAGTCGTGACGAACCACATGGTATTTGGGGAGGATTGAGCCACAGAGAAAGAAACGCTTTGATACGTAAACACAAGAAATCATTCGCTAAGAAGATGACCTTGAAAGAGTTTATTTTCAGTAAGGACTAACATGGGAACAGAACTAAAGAAGTTCTTGGATGCTAAGAAGACGACAACACGCTTATTGGGCGATGTTGAACGGCACCTAATGCGCCGTCCCGTTGGTGACCGTCGTATGGACGTTCTCCACCCATCAGACATTATCAAGCCTGATTGGTGCCATCGGTACTCGTACTATTTGCTGACGGGTGGAGAATCCAAACGAGAAAAACCCAACCTTAGATTACAAAACATTTTTGATGAAGGCCATTACATCCACGCTAAATGGCAAACCCGTTTCCAAGAGATGGGTATTTTGTACGGTAAATTTGAATGCAAAGCTTGTTTAGTTACTACCACAGGAGTTTCTCCAGCCTGTTCTAAATGTAATAGAACCGATGTTATGGAGTATAAAGAAGTTACTTTAGTAGACGACTCTCTTCGTATTGCAGGCCACACTGATGGTTGGATTAAAGGATTAGGCGAAGATTGTTTGATTGAAATTAAATCCATTGGTGCTGGAACATTGCGCTTTGAAGCACCAGAAATTTTGGCTGATGCAAATGGCGACCTTACAAAAGCATTTGGAAATATCCGTCGCCCATTTCGTAGTCACTTGTTGCAGGGACAGATGTACCTTGAGTTAGCATTTCGTATGTTTGGTCATGAAGCGCCAAAAGAAATTGTATTTTTGTATGAGAATAAAGCTGACCAAGCAACAAAAGAATTTACAGTTAAAGCAGATTATGAAATTGTAGAACGAATCTTCTTTAGTGTTCAGAAACTTATTAAGGCTGTAAAAGAAAGTAAAATGCCTGACTGCAATGTTAATCCTGACGGTTGCAAGTCTTGTAATGCATTAGTAGATTTGGAGGCATGGGGTGCTTAACTTAGGGCCGATGTCAGATTTAGCAGTAAAGCAACTGGCAGAACAAAATATAAATATGTGGCCAGACCAATCAGAGCAGCCTAAAATGCCAAAAGACATTTCTTTATTAGACAGCGATGAGTTAAGCTCATTGTTTACTCAACTTACAGCGTGGTCTAACTTTGTTGCAGGACAATTGGCGGCAGCACAAGTAGACGAGCATGTGCTAAATAAAAAGAAAGATTCTTTAGAAGCTAAGTTATTTTTAGATAAAGACAATTCAAAAGTCAAGGGTGAACGTGTGACATTAATCAAAGCACAAGTAGCTGCTGACCCACGGGTTGAAGATTTGGAAAATCAACTAACTCATGCGTATGCTTATCGCAAAATGGTAGAGGTTGTAGCCAACAACTTTGAGAGGGACGTTGCTTTAGTATCAAGAGAAATTACTCGTAGAACAAATGACATACGGATGTCACGAAAGGACAGACTAGGAACATGAAGAGGGTAATAGTTTTATTAGCGGTTTTAATTGGAGTAACAGTTGTACCAGCACAAGCAGAGACTGCACCAGCAATTGCAGTAATTGATACAGGTACAAATACAACATTATTTAAAAACAGCATTGTTGCTGAGTACTGTGTCGTTGAGTACTCATCGTGTCCAAATGGTCAAAAGACTATGGAAGGTACTGGGGCAGCAAATTTGCCACCAACTACTTACACACAGTTTGACCACGGTTCACAAATGATTTCTATTATGTTAAAAGTAAATCCAAATGCAAAGATTGTTCCAATTCGTATTGTTGGGATGAATCCAAACGGTTCACCAACTATTTATACTAATAAAGCAGTGAAAATGGCATTGGATTGGGTTGTACTAAACGCTGCAAAATACAACATTAAAGTTGTTAACGTATCTCAAGGAGCAATTTTTGCTAATTGCGCCGTTCCAGCAGGTACAGCAGAAAATGTTGCAGCGTTGAAAGCACAGGGAGTTGCAGTAGTAGCAGCAACAGGGAACGCAAGCAATAGAACAGCGATGGATTCCATTGCATGTTTACCTGACATCATTTCAGTAGGCGCAACTGACAACCCAGATTCAGGAACCAAAGGAATTGCATGGGACCCAAAGGCAAAGCCATACATTGCTCGTTACAGTAATGGCAATGCTCAAACAAGTTACTACACAAATGGCCGTTGGTATGTAACCAATAACAATGGTTCAATTAAATTTATGGTTGGTACATCCAATGCGTCTGCATCAATGTCTGCGCTGTGGTTAACTAACCGTAATCCAGACACCACTATTGCATCTAACGAATGGTTAACAGGTAAATATGTCTTCATCCCATAAACCCACTGTTCTAGAAGAGGCGCAAAGTTTAATTACGGGAGACCGTAACTACACATATGACCATCCTCTAGATAATTTCAACCGAATCAAAAAAGGTTGGGAAGTTATTTTCGGCATTGATATAACCGAAGAACAGGTAGGGTTAGCAATGGTGTGGGTAAAGATTGCACGAGAGGCATACATGCACAAAAGAGATAACTTGACGGACGGAGCAGGGTATCTTGGCACCATTGAGATGGTCATAGAAGAAAGAGAACTCCGTGCCAACAAAAGTAATTGATGGTGGATTAAATACTGCAGGTCCAGTTACGGTTGGAATTGACCAATCGTTAACTGGATTTGCATTAACCGCTCTTTCTTTAGACGACCCTAAGAAACATATTACGTGGGTATATAAGTCTCCATATTTTGGGATTGAAAGATTAATTGATATTCGTGAATGGTTAATAGACCATTTTAATTATTTAGCAGAACACGATTTAACAATTATGGATATTGCAATGGAAGGAACTGTACTTGCAAGCCAAGCAGCGTTAGTTTTAGGGGAGTTATCTGCCACAGTTCGGTTAGCAATTTACGACACCTTTGATGACCACAGAAAATACCCTCTCAAAGTTCCTCCCATGACATTAAAGAAGTATGCATCAGGCAAAGGGAACGCCAAAAAACAAGAGATGTTGTTACAGATTTACAAGCGGTGGGGTGTAGAGTTTAGCGATGATAATGCAGCAGATTCCTACGCTTTAGCACGCCTTGTTGGAAAATTTTCAATTAATGAAATTGAAAAGGCAGTAGCCACTCAAATGTCAGACCCTAAATACAGAGACGCACCCCGCTTTTAACCTTATCCTTTGTTTCAGGAGTGGCACACCAAACCGAACCAAAGGACTAACAATTGAACACAACACCAGAGATATCTGCTGAAGAGCCATTCCTGCGAGTTAGCGCAAGTTCTAACCCTCAAAGCGTTGCATCAGCAATTGCACATGCCATTTACGATAAGCGTGAAGTAAAACTTCGTGCAGTCGGTGCAGGCGCAGTAAACCAAGCAGTCAAAGCCATTGCCATTGCTCGTGGGTACGTAGCCCCTCGTGGTATGGATTTAACAGATAAACCAGGATTTACAACCATTGAATCACGAGATGGTGAGATTTCTGCAATCGTTTTTCACATTACAGCAAGCTAAAACAGCCGTATCCTTATACCAAAGCAAGGAGTTATCATGGCATTATGGACATCAATGGGACACGCAATGCGTCGTCGCATGGGCGCACCTTCATCACACCTAGAGTCAGCAGGTAAAAACATGGCAAGAAATATTATGACACCAGAGGAAGTAATTGCCTCTGCAGAACACAAGAACAGCGCACGTAAGTACGTTGGTCAAAGCACAGGTGGTTTTGAGGCTGTTAAGCCTGAACGTGGAACCGCTATTGCACGTAAGAATACACAAGCATCAGACCCAACATCTGGAGGCAAAGCAAATCGCAAGAATGTTCTTGCAGGTAATGCAGTTGCATCAGAACGTATGGGTGCTAAGTATCGTGTGAGTGCATCGTATCCAACAGTTGCTCCAGAAGCATCTGCAACAATGCGTAATGCAAGAACTGTTCCATCCGTAATGGGAAAACAATCACCAAACTTTGGTGACGGAATGAGTTCATCACTCTAATGTCTGACAATGTTCTCAGTGCTGTTCAACACTACAACCCAGATTCAGATGCACCGTTGTCGCTAAGTGCAACAACGTCATCTTCTATTGGGCGTCAAACAGCGTGGAGAAGTCAAAAAGGTATGTCGCTTGGTAAAAAGAATTTAGGAAGTACATTGAATTGGGATGATACGCCAGGCATAACGCCGCCATCATCCGACAAGGGAGCTAATTTCGGAGGACGTTAGTTTTCTGGAACAAGCCCATGGAGGGCGCAATGTTCTTCGTACATTTGGTCTATTAATTCTTCATCTTGTGTTGGTTTACCAATAAATGTTTTACATAGTTCGCAATTAAGGGCCCAAATAGTTGGGTCAAAATCAATCGCTACAACCTCTACTGACATTTGGTCTCCTTTATACAGACATATAACGTTCCAAGAAGGAAAATAGTAGCATGGCTAAGACACCTAGAGAAATTGCTGCGTCCATAAAGGAAAGCGGACGCCCAGATTACACAAAAGAAGAAGTACGTCTTTTAGCCAGCAATCCAAAGGGCGCTCAAGATTTCATTGATTCTACAAATCAATACGGTGGAGCATCAATCAACCTCCACAGCGGCCGTGTTGTTCAGCCTGGAGACAAAGTTTATTTAGTAGGTAAAGAACCATCTAGACTAAGTGGACACGCAGTTCCAACAGAGTTTGAAAGTACAGGAACATCTAACCCTAAATTAAATGCAAAACAATTTGCGTCACATTTCACCCGTTTAAAGAGCCATGCAACTGATGCAAAAGCAGTGATGGGAAGTTGGGTAGATTCTAAAGCCAAAGAAAAAGGCGTACAAATTGATTTATCAACAGGTCATAAATACAAAAAAATTGCTGAAAAGAAAATGATTGACCGTAATGAAGACGCTGTATGGAATATGCATAATATGCGTAATATCCGCAATGAAGCAGCACGTAAACGTCACGGAATCACAGCGCCACGTCCACCAAAGGTAAACTAATGGCTGGTGGAGTAAACAACTTTTCGCCACAACAAAACTGGCAATCTATTGGCGGTAACGGTCTATACGGTTACAATAACCAAGGTGGTGCAGGAACTCCTGTAGCACGTGATGAGATGGATGCATCTCGCATTGGTGTTGGTCGTGTTCCATCAGCAGAGTATCCAGATGGTTATCTTGGAACAATCCGCTCACGTCGTGATGAC